CAACATTACATTTACCAGCACATTTATGCTTTTATCAGATATCCCAAACGTATACAAAAGAGCTCTTGCTCTAGAGCGGCGCATCAAGTTGTCTGCCCTTTATCCGGAAGGTATAGTACCGTACATGAAACGGTTGTACCACGAAGGTTCTGTGGCTAGCACAATTGGCCCGTTCGCTAGTGTAGCACCGAGTGTGACCACTAGTTTTACCGCGAAGTTACCGCTTGAACAATACCCAAGCCGTGACTACACTCTCGAGTGCAATGCATCAATGCAGAATTTAGGACGGATGGATCCTTACTCCTTCAACTCCTCGATTCCAAAATTCGATCCCTGGTTTAGACACATTCTGAAGTCAAAATCGCCAGACATTGCCCTTAACCTCGAGAACACCTATACTCGCGACCCCTGTACTCCCGACAGAGTTATGAAACACTTAGCTTTGTTTGACCGTTGGTGGAAACGGATGCCTACTGGCTCCGTCATGACACGTGCTAAGGCACTTGTTTCCCGCATGTTTGAAAGCTGTGGTAAAGTCGAACCGATTGATTTTAATTATGAAGGTTGGCACAATATCTTACCCCACTTGGACATGACTTCCTCCCCTGGTCTACCCCTACGTAGAGAGTACCACACCCAAGGTGAATGCTTAGGTCATATTTATGACAAAGCAAAGAGACTTAACCATTTTGCAAAGTTTCTACACCCTGGCGCTGTCCGTGCACCCCCTTGTATGATCGGACTCCGTCCCGGCTTGCTTAAAGTCGAAGATGTTGAGTCAAAAATCAAGGCTCGTGGTGTCTGGGCTTACCCCGCTGAAGTCAAAGTCATTGAAATGCGCTATGTCATCCCGTTACTTGAAAGGTTCTCTGAACGTTTCACTAAGATCCCCTACCCTGTTGGACGTAACATGACAAAAGCACTACCTATGTTCATTGACCACCTACTCCAAGATAAGAAATTCGGTCTCGTAACTGATATTTCTAAGCTTGATACTTCTGTAGGACCTGACTACATCGACTGGGCTTTCGCTTTCCTGAAAGAGAAATTCTTTATGGGAATGACTCAATCAAGCGATACCCGTAACTCGAATGTATTCGACTTCATACACTACTACTTTAAACGAACTCCTATCCTGCTTCCCTCTGGACAGTTAGTTCGGAAGAGTGGTGGCGTGCCATCTGGCTCTGGATTTACTCAGATCGTTGACACGTTAGTAACATTACTCATCTCTATCTACTCAATGCTCCTCATGGGCTATACTGAAGACCAGATCTTCGGTAAAATGTTTGTAGTTGGTGATGATATGGCTGTTTCTGTTAACGCAGATTTTGATATAGACGAGTTTGTCTACTATCTTGACCGCATTGGTTTCACAGTCAATAAAGATAAAGTAATGTTTTCAAACAAAGGTATCGAACTCAAATTTCTCGGTTACGCGAAATATGGAGGCGGTATCTTTCGTCCTCTGGATGAACTGCTACAAGTAGCTTACTTTCCTGAAAAGTTTGTTGGCAGTCCAGAGCGTTCTAGACAACGTATTCTAGGACAAACGATCGCTTCTGGTCTCTGGAACGGATTCTTCTCCAAGTGCAACTATTGGATGGAAGAGTTAGTTAGTTGGAAGACTGAACTTGATCCCGCCGAGGTATTCATACCTCAACGCCGATGGATGCGGCATGTTCTCAATATTGAAGAACTACCCAAAACCACTTTGGCATTCGACCTGTATCACTTAGTGTGATAGCCTAATTACTTTAGGTCTTGATTCTCTCATTAGGAATCTAGCGTGATGTCG